TACACCAGTAGCTCCATGTGAACTAAAGTCAGTAGTTCCACTAACAGCTACTATATACTTCTTACCAACTGTTAATGTACCACTAGTAATAACATCACCTTTAGTAACACTACTTCTAGTTGCAATATTCATATAATATCCTACATCACTAATGGGTACTAGTGTAGCACCTTCCCATTCAGGGTTCTTACTTAAGTTTTGTACAACAGTACTAGCTCCTCCAGTAAATATACTAGACGTAGCTATAAATTCTGTACCGGGTAAACTATTTGGTGCACCTATAGTAGTAAAATCTTTATCATGTGCATTTATAATTCTATACTTTTCACCTACTACAATATTTATAGATGTACCTGTTTGTGTTGTAATATCACATTCAAATACAGTACCTACAGTAGGCTCATCAATAGAACCAAAATCACTTAAATCTATATGACCTGTAGCTATTACTCTATATCTAACCCCTTGATATAATAAACCTGTTGTTAATTGTTCTACTATAATAGAAGTAGGTAAATTACCATATACATAACCTAATCCTAATTCTTCTTGTATTCCTAATTGTACAGATAAAACATATACTTGTAATCTTTCATAATACTCTCTAATATCACTATACGTTGCAATATCATATACAGTATTCTTTTCATCAGTTAAAGCTAATTTAACAAATTCTTGTGTTACAGTATTAATATAATAATCTTTTTCCTCTGGTAATAATTTACCAAATACATTACTGTTAAGTCTTTGTATCCCTAAATCAATACCAATATGCATTTCTTTTATTGTCATAACATTAATGTTTAAAAGGAGCACCCATTATAGATACTCCTTTATTTGAAATTTGATTAAGGATTTACTAAGGCAAATATATCATCTAATACTGTTATTGCTTCACCAGTTCCAGTTTCACCACTAGGTACAAATATCTGTGCTAATTGTTCAAAATTACCACCTTTACTTAATGGGCTATCCATTGGCATATTATAGTATAAACTATATACAACATAAGTAGCACCATCTACCACATTACTAGCAGCAGTATATAAATTACCTCTAGTAGTATGTGGTGCATTTGTTTGTCCTTCACGTATTGAAGAATCTTTCTCAGCAACTAATGCTTGAGCAGAAGTACCAGTACCAGGATTATTAGCAACTACAGTAGTACTTAAACCACTTGTATAAATACCATCTAATTCTTTATATTGTAATACATTTGCATTCTTTAATACACCATCCATAGGTATAATATCAAAATCACTACCAGCAGTCTTAGCAGTAAATTTAATAGCATCATTATCTGTACCATCAGTTTGTGCTAACGCTGTAACTACACTATTATTATTAGCATTAATTAAAGCAACAAGTTTAGCTATGATATTAACACTTGTAGTTCCAGTAAGTAAATCACCAGTTACAACAGCAAATGAATAATTTATAATTGCTGTATTATCTTCATGTGGTTTACTTCTATCTCTAATTGTAACACCTACAATATCTCCAACATTAATTGTAGCAGGTAGATTTAAACTTCCATAAGTAGTAGTACTACCTGTAGTTTCATTACCTAATACTTTAACTGCTGCTACAGGTGCAACATAAGCTCTCTTTACATATTTAAAACTTGAACGTGAGATTTCAGTAGTCATACGAATACCATTAAGTCCCATTGCTCCTATATAAATGCTATCACCTGTAATATCTGCTGCAACCACAGGGTCAGAACCATCTACTACACTTTGGTCTTTATTAAACACTGCTATAGCTCCTTCTGTCATAGTATCACTAGTCCAAAATCCACCAGTAGCTAAAGTTAAACCAGCTCCATAATCTACACCAGCTTTACTTATTAAAACATCTCTTTCCATTATTATATTTATTTAATTAAAATTATTAAATTGCTAAGTTATTATACTTAGTTTTAAATTCACTTATTACAGCTTTATTAGCTTGATTTTTAAAATATTTAATAACCTCTTCCATAGTATTACCAATAGGAGTTTCATTATCTGTAGCATTATATACTATCTGTGAACCATGAGCTCTTGTTAATATTCCACTATTAATATACTTTTCAATGCTACCTAATACTTGTAAATCAGGATTATTAGCTATTGTAATAAATTCAGATTCTCTAGATACAGATATTTTCTCTATCATATCATATAAATCTTCATTATCTGTTGGTATATTGTTACCTTCTCCCATAGCATATAACAAATTAGTCATACTTTCTACTGAATCTAGTACTTTAACCAATAGTTTAATTTTATTAAAATTAGTTTTAGATTTAAGTCTTTTTTCTTTTTTAATATCATCTGCACTATGTAAATAAAATCTAATCTTAGGACTTTTACTTACTAAAGATTGTTCATTTGCTACATCTCCATACACCATTGCATATCTATATAACATATAATCAAAAGCTTCAATCGGTCTACCAACTTTAAATCTTTCACTTTCTACTATTTGAAGATTATCAAACTTAACTTTATAAGCATTGTCTTGAACACGTTGTTGTTGTACAGCATCTTTAATATTAGCTACTGTAGACATTGTTTTATTAAAGCTTTTGATAATTAATTTAATTCTATCATCAATATAGTTTTTTAAATCTTCATCACTTCTTAATTTATTCTTTTCTATTGTAATAGAACTATTGATATTATTTATATATACTTGCTTGTTAATTGCATTAATATCATATATAAATCCTATTTCTAACTCTTTACCATTTTCAGGAATATCATATGTAAATCCATCCCAATAACGTTTAAGTTCTTTATTCCAATCACTAGAGTTAGGACTAATTGCAATTATATCTCCCATAATACTAGCTTGCTCTTCTGAATTAGCTATCATTTTATTACATGAAGTTACAGCTGCTCCAATTGTTCTATTTATTTGTACTTCATTTAATCTTGCACTATTAGCTTTTGCATATGCACTATTAAGCTTACGTACTTTTATGAATATTTTTTTATTATCTGTTAACATGATTTTTTATTTATATTATATTATATCATTAAAATAAAGGGTAGTACATTAAATACTACCCTTTGTAATTGTATTTATTAATAACTAAACTCTAAGTAATAACTTGTTGTGTAGTTCTTCATTGAGATTCCTTGAGATACAAATACTTCATAAGAAGCTTCATCTTTCTTAGTAGCAATCATTTTACTATCAATTGCTCCCCATGCACCATATAAAGGAGTTAAACCTTTATAAATACCTATTTGAGTTTCTCTTCCTTTTTCACTTACTAATTGAACATTACGTTCTCCAGCACTGTTACTACTCATATCAAGTAACACCATGTTATAAGATTCATGTGGAAAACCATTATACATTCTACCATTAGCTCTATCCATTTCAGCATATGTTCCATGGTCAAAGATGTTAGCACGTTTAACAGTTACAATATGTCCATCAATAGTTTTATATTGATTAAAATATTTACCATATGATAAATAACCATTAGTACCACTCATAATCTCTTCTTGACCTAGTTTCTCATAATAGCTACTATTAACTGCTACATCTTTAATTGCAGTATTAAAAGCTCTTAGTCCACCAGCACCAGTATATAATACTAATTCCATAGGTGTATCATCAATTCTATTTGAGAATAGTTTATTAACCATATTATCTAGTTTAGATAAAGTTAATGTACCATAAGTATCATATTGTCCAGTAGTCTTTAAGATTTCCTTAATTCCTGGTCCAGATGGAAGTAGTTCACCATTCTCATCATCTTTCTGATGTATAACACCAAATGAATCTCTATTATATTTACCATTCCAAAGTTCTTCTTCAAGTAACAATCGTCTGTCAATTTCAAAGATTCTCATTTCCCATGGCATCCATAGATTAGTTTTACCACCATTCTCAGTATCAAATTCAATATTTGTTACTTTGTTGGTAACATTACCAGTAATATTCTTACTAAATCTATAGTAACCATATTGACTAGTCCATTTACCCGGTGCCATGCTATTACTAGATGTACCATCACCTTTACTAGCAGTAGTTTTAGGTGCTCCCATTACCCATGCAAGACCATTCTGAAAGTTACCTAAGTTAATATATTCAGTAGCATCACCTGTATTAAGGATAGCAGTATATTTTACTTGATTAGTACCAATTACTTGACCACTCTTTTGTAATCTAATCTCATGTTGTTTATCAGGACTAGTAGCAGTATAAAACTTTGGAAACCAATCATCTTCAAATATTAGTTCAAAAGGAGTAAAGTTTAGACCAGGCTTTGTATTACTTGTATTAGCTAGTCCAACTATTCTACTTGTATGTTTCATTCTACCTATTACAGACCACTTGTATTGTGTATCATTAAGTTCTTTTCTAGGTAAACTAGTTAAACCGTTCTGACCCTCTGTTAAGGATAATAGTGGAAACATCTCACTATCTTTACCATATAAATAAGTTAATGCCCTACTTAATGTTGGTGTATCAATCAAATCATTTTTATACAACATATTAGTATCAGTGAACTTCTCACTATTATATGTTGTTTGATATAACTCTCTCATTATTATTTATTTTAAATATTTAATTAAATTATTTAATTACAACTCTACCACTAGTAGCTTTCTTCTTACTTCCAGTAGACTTGTAACTCCTCTTTGTCGTTAATTTCTTTATAGTTTTAACCTTATCATTTTGTATTTGTTCAGCAATAAATTGACTATCATCATAATTTACAAATCTTCTATATGCATCATAAACCTGATTAGATATAGTTCTATTTTGCTGCTCAATTTGTAATTTTATATTATCCCTTGTAGTAGTAACCCTCTTTCCATCTATAACTGTTGTAATAGGTTCATATAAATATTTAAAGAAATCATTACTATTATACATTACAGGCTTATTATTTTCAATAACCCTAATCTGTTTAGGAATTGTAAATGTCTTATCTTGTAACTTAATCTTACCTGATTTAATGATACCAAATACACTATCATCATTACCTAAGTCTTTTAAATTACCATCTTCAACATTAACTCCCCAATATAAATCTGAATCCCTCCTCTCATTAGCTTGTTGTTCAAGTAATAACCTCTCTTGTTCATCATTAAAATCTTTATCTTTATCTTGTAAAAACTTTAGTTCAAGAGCTGCTTCTTCAAATACATTATCATTATCTGTATCCCCTGCAATCAAAGCATTATAATATTTATCAATAGCATCAGTTCTGTTACCTCTAGCAGTTTGAGCTTTATATATTATATCTTTTAATTGAGCTTCATTTTCTTTATTAAGTTTAACTTTACCATAATCAACTCTAGCATTAAATGAATTCATATCTCCACCTAACTGAATATGTTTAACTAAAGATTCAACTTCTGGAAATGATTCATATAAATTATGTAATGCATCATTACCACCTTTACTATAAACATCTTGATTATATTGTTTAAGTCCTTCTGTAGTATTTTCATATTCTACTACTTCACCAGAATCAGTATATATTTCTAATGCTGTATCTTTACTTATTTCTCCAATATCAAATGCTGGAGTTTCTCCTTCAGACATTTCATCAATATCTTCTTTACTATAAGCTACCTCACCAGAATCATCAACAGCATCACCTTTATCATTAAGTTTAAACTGTTCTCCATTTATTTCAACTAGAGTATCCTCATCTTCATCACCATTAAGTGCTTCAAGTTCTTCTTTAGATTTAAAGATTGAACCATCTTCATTAACTGCATTACCATCTTCATTAAGAATATAGTCAACATTATCTATTGACACAGTTGTAGCAGAATCATCATTAGGTTTATCTGTTACAGTTTCATTCTCTACAGCTTCAAGTCTTGCTGTTTCAGTTGCTTCTTCATTTGCAATCTCTTCAGCAGTCTTAAAGTTTACATCAGGCTCATTTAAATTATTGCCTTCTCCATCATTATTTATTACAATCTTACTCATAACTTTTATTTACATTAAATTTGTTTATATATTAGTTATCTACTTTATTTATATTTGCTAACTCTATCATACGGTCTGTTATCATATCCTCTTTAGTTATCATATCTTCACGTTTGGCAAGTCTTTCATTCTGTTTATCAGCTAGTACTTCTTCATGGATTTTAGCTGCTTGTGCTTGTTCTTGCTGTTGTACTGACTTCTCATACTCATCTTTCATTTCTAAGTATTCATTAACTTTAATTCTAATATCACTAATACTATCACCAGTTATAGCTGCATTAGCTAGAGCAAAGTCTCCATTCTGTCCTGCACTAAATGCAAAGTTTTTATAGTCTTTTAGCTTTTGAAAATCTAATACAGCATTAGTCATATATATACCATATTTATTAGCAGTTAACATACCACTATCTAAATTAAAATATGTTACACTTCCATCATTATTAAATACACTTCCACTTATACCTTCAGGATATAAATATTCAGAATAGTTAACAATAGTATTATAAAGTCTAGTTAAGATATTATTAAATGTAGTAACACTTAATACACTACCTAACTTAGCATTAAATATATTTTGTTGATTATTAGTTACAGTTGAACTAGGAGCAGCATTACCATACCTTCCATCATTCATATTAGCCATATCCCAAGCTTCTGCTTTAATACTCTCTTTATAGTCTATTAAAGTCTTAATAAAATTACTAGCAGAATCATTACCTACTAATCTATAACCTTGTGCTACAGTATTAAAGTCTACTTGAGTTTCATCATATAATATAGTGTTATCAGCAAGTCTATAATACATATTACCTTTAGTACTCTCAGCACTATCTCCTTGTATCATACCTTGTGGGATAATCTCAACAGTACCTTTAAACTTAGCTATTTGCCTTTCTATCTGTAATGTTATAATATTATATAAGGCTAAACTAGATATAACTCTTTTAGGAATAGGATTAATGTAAATACCATTTAATATTCCTTTCTTTCCTATAATCGGTAACTTATTATGACCTTTAGCATCATAGCTTTGAACCTCAACTGGTTTAGGCTTAATATAAATTCCTGAAACTTCATCACCAATTAATACTTGTTTCCATGTTTCAGTAATCCATTCTTTAGTAATTGAAAGATGTCCTAATTGCTCATTAAACTCAAAGTTTTTATCTTCAATAACCTTAACTTGTTGCTCTCCTAATTCATTAACATACAATAAAATCTTACGTTCTACTTGAGTTTTGTAATATAAAATAGCTTCTGATACATCTCTACCATTACTAAAGTTTAATTTCTTATTACTACTCTGTTCAACATTATCATTATCAAATGCTTTTCTACCATATATATCTTCATACATTCCAGCTGTAACAGTATAACCATCACCATTAGCACTACGTATTAATTCATCTATATACTTTCTATCAGCAGCAGTTAAATCATCACTATAATATTCTTCAATTCTATCTATTGTTAATCTACGTTTAATTACAAACGCTTCTTGGTCATCTACAAATTCATATCCATTATCAATAGGAAATCCTTCTAATGGACTAATAGGCTCATAGAAGATTGAACCATTTTGTACATATATATGAATATAACATTCTTCTGTACTCCACCAATTATTAAACAACTCTAATCTTTTACTTTCTAAATCATTATCATTATTAATAGATTTTACAAGTTTTAATACATTATTAGCTCTTTCATCAGACCATTTCTCTAATTCTTTATCAGCTAGTTTCTTAATGTTTATTTGATTAGGGTCTACCTGTTGTCCTTGTGATTCAGCTTGAAGTCTATTAATCTCCTTTATTATAGCTTCTTCAATAACAGGTCTAACAATCTTTGCTACTTCATCATTCTTTCTAATTACAATATTAGGGTCATCTACTTTAACAGTAAATTCACTAGGTAGTTCTATATATTCACCAATGTTCTTCTCTCTAATAGGTGTTATAAAATCTATATTCCTAATATCTCCAGGTAGATTGTTATTACTATTTTCATCTCCTTTTAAAGGTTTAGTAACATAATTATAAGTTTTAGCAGGTACAATTCCATTTGAAGCATCTATGTTATCTTGGGTTATTCCTTTATCATTATTAGATATAGCAACTCCTAAATAATAAGACATATTGTTCATATAGTAATCAGGTTTCATCTTCTCACTTATACTAACTCTTTGATTTGGTCTATTACTTATCATTATTATTATTTAATTAATTACCATATCCATATAATCCAATATCTGTAAATATACTGTTTCTATGTTTGCTACTACTTATTATATCATTCCTCTTTTTAACTTGCATTGCTTTAAGAACAAACATAGCTACTCTCATTGTACTTACCCTATCAAAATTACCATCTAATGTAAAACTAATCAGTTCTTTAAGTGTTGGTAAATCGTAAATATAATGAAAGGTGTATTTAGGATTTCCATTCTCATCTACACCCCTTTTAGTATACAACCAATCTCTTAAATAATCTATGCCATCTAAAGCATTGCTACCACTACCAGTATTTATACCATATGAAGGAGTAGTGTTTTGTTTTTGTTTATCATTTAATATTACAGTAGGGTCAGTATATAATTTATGTAATACTCCCCATTTTCTAAAGTTAGATACTGTATCCCCTGTGTCTACCTCTGGTAATCCTTTACAATTATAATAGTTACATAAGTTTAAAAATATCTTATCTGCATCTTCTTTCCTTTCAGGTCTACCAGCATATGCAGCAACTATCATATCACTACCTATTCCATTATAATTATTAGGAAACATAAATACTTTAATACTAACTAATGAATTCTTTCTAATTACAGTATCAGCTTTTTTATCTTTAGCAATAGGGTCATAAGCTACATAATATAAATCATTAGGTACTTCATTATCTATCTTATATGGAGGATAATACTCTCTAATACATCCATAGAAATCTTCTTTAATATTAAATGGTACTTCTTCTATGTATTTATGAGCACTTGATTTATGATTATTAGCCATTAACCATACATTAGTCTTAAATTCTAAAACATTATCTTTATTTATAATTAATGCTCCATCTCTATATGATTGTAGTTCTCTATTACTTAATACATTAGATACATGATTACTTAATTCAACACTACTAAATACATTTTCTCCACCTCTTTTAAATGCCTCTTCAGGTGAATTAGCTCTTTGTCCAACGTATACTATATATTTACTAGTATCCATTTCCTTAGAGGCTCTAAGCTTATCTTCTTTATCTTTAATATATGCAACATTCAATAAGCTATTACCATTTTCATCCATATAAGGTTCCATGTTAAGTACTTGTGGGTGAAAGAATCCACATACTCTAGCTCTAGCATTAACATCCCATACATTTTCAAATGGCATCATTTTATATTTATAAGGATTAAAGAATACATTAGCAAAAGGTTCCCAGTTACTACCTTTAGTACCAGCTGTACCATATACTCTAATAGTACCTACATTACCTGCTCCAACCTCTGTACTACTAAGTGTAACATCAAGTGCTTGTTCAAGATTAGGTAGTTTACCACTTTCTTCAAAATCAATCTCAATTGCACGTTTACCAATAGCAGCACTTTCATTATTAAATAAACTTACACTTAATAATCTACTTCTCCAACCTTGTTTCTTATTACCTCCACTCTTAGTCTTAAAGCCTAATTCTATCTTATCTAATACTTCACTTAAATAAAATCTCTTCCAATGTGTTGAACCTTCGTACCAATCAAGATTAGTCTTAACCATATCAGATGTAGCTTGAGGGTCTGTCAAATACTTTAAATCATATGCTGCTAATATTACTGTAGAATTAGATATAAGATTAATAGTATTCGCTGCTTGATTACCTCTTTTATAACTATAACCTTTACCTCTTGCTTTACCTTTAGCTAAATGAAAGTTGTTATTAGCAATGAATAAATCTATTTTAAAGTTCCAATAATCACCATCCCAAAACCTAGGAAAAGCTTCTATTTGTTTAGTCTTACTATCTCCTTTAGCATCTAGTTCTAATTGTTCTTCTTCATTAGGAGTTCTAAGTATTCTACCATAATTTAAATAATTATAATGGTCTCCTGTAATATGTAAATCTACTACTTCACCAGTTCTTAACTTTTTACATTTAGCTGTAAAACCATTTCTTCTACGTTTAGTTTCCTCTCTCCAAAAACCATTGTATTCAGGTGTACCAGATAGATAAGGACAATAATAATACTTCTTTCTATTCTCTACTCTTTCATCTATTGTTAAACTTTTAACCCAATTACGTATTCCTATATCATTACTATTCTTTTCATATGCTATAGCAGCAGGCATTAATAACTGTATATCTGTAAATGTAAAATGGAGATTCATTAAAAAACCTCCACTTGCACCTATACTAAAATCATTATACTTATCTATATATGATTTACCAGTAGTATTATTTATTACCTCATTAGCATTATCATATTTATCATTATTACCATTCTGAACATAATCTATAAATGGTAATGTATCTAATTTAAGTTTATCCATAGTTTATGTTATAATTCTTTACCCGGAATAGCACTATCAGGTACAAATGAATCACTACCTCTTAAAGTCTCTCTATTCTCTTTATCATCTAATAGTTCTAATTGACTAATAGCACTTGTCAACTTAGCTGTTAATTTAGGAATAGCTTCTCCTTGTTCTATTAATAATGCTATTAGATTTAATGCTTCATTAGCTTGGTCTTTATTTAATCTATCTGGTTTCATTAGTTCTTCAATAGCTACTCTAATCTTACCAAATACATTACCTACAAATGCATAAGTTTTAATTAATTCTTTAATAGTATTTCTAGGTAATGATTCTTGTTCATCTTTATAATCTCTTATACACTCTCTAATTAAATCATCAGGTTTCCATTCATCACTTAATCCTGCTTTAGCCTTTGAGTATATAATTGAATCTTTTACATTATAACCATTTCTATTAGGTAACGACTTTATATCTGACATATGATAAATATATGCAAACTCTTTAAATGCTTGTAGTTTCTTTCTACCAGTTGAATCTCCAATAGAACCTTTATCTCTACGTAATACTTCTTTAAAAGATGGAATAGTTAATATTTCTAGTTTATCAATTACTATTTCACCATATTTCTAGTTTATCAATTACTATTTCACCATCTTTGAGTTTGAATAAGCTATAAGCCATAATTTAGTGTTTAATGTTACCTATATAAAGGTATATATAATTATAATGAAAAGTGTATCTATACTAATTAAATATTATCAAACCTTAAATAAATCAGGATTAACTAATATTCCATCTTTACTATCAATTAAATATGTATCCATTACCATTCTGTTTATTAATTCTTTAACTTCAAATTCAAATTTATTCATACCTATTATGTATGGCATAAATCCATAACTATCATAAAGCTTTGCAACTATTGTATTAATATATATACCACCTCCTTCACTATTGGTTATTATATCCATTGCTAACTTATGGTCAGTAGCACTATATCCATTAAACATTACTACCATTACTCCTTCTTTACATTCTATTTCTTTTATCATAATCTTATTTTTAATTTATTTAAAACATTGTATTCATTGTCTTGTACGACCATCCCATACTACATCTTCATTCCATCAGCGGTAGGCTCTACCTTAGCATTATTAATATTATAACTATTTGGATATGGATTTGGTTCATTCAACCGTTTTAAATCCATACCTAACCACATTATACTTTCTTGTAGTTTAATAATACTTAAACTACGTTCTCTACTAGATTTTAATGATTTAAGAATCTGCAATTGTCCATCTAATTGAACTCTAAGTTCTTTATTCATTATTACATCTAATTCTAATTCTGTAAATTCTTCCATAATCTTATTTAAAACATTGTACTTTGTTGTCCTGTACGACTATCACTATAATCATATACTAAACTTTGAATATCCTTTTTTAAGTAAGGCATATTTAATATATCTACTTTATTCTTTCCAACCCAATCAGGATTAGCTTCTACATCTTTATCTCCTATTTTATAATCTTCATATCTAATATGACATAGTATATTCTTTATATGAGTAAGTCCAAACTCCTCTACTAGAAAAGCATATAAACTTAATTGTAAAGCATACTTATTACCAGTACTTAAAGGTAATTGATGTAATGGATATTTAAATGTATCATCAGTAGGTTTATATATAGTAGTTATATCATTATTATCTTTCTCCCAATAACCACTTTCAAATTTAACATCATCTTTATTAGTTTTCCAATCTAATATAACAAAGTGTTTATCTTTAACTAATAGTATATCAATTAAACCACTAATTAAAAAGCCATTATGAAATACAGCAACCTCACTATATATCCTCCAACCATCATTTACAAATGCTTCAACTATAGTATATATTTTAGGATATTTATCTTTAACACCAGTAGAAACAAAATAATCCAAATCAAGCTTACCTGAATTTGGATTATCAATTACATTTTCTATAGTATATAATAATACAGGTGTATTTGGGTCTACACTCTTATATTTACTACCAAATACTGAATAAAAGCTACTAGCCTCTTTAACACTAGTTTCTAAATAGTTGTGCTTAGTATTACCTATATCACAACCTTTAATTCTAGCTCTATCCCATTTAGCTAATATTTGACTTGCTGACATTCCTTTATACTTTAAATACTTAGGGTGTCTAGGATTCTTACCTATCTTTGCACAAGCTCTAGCTATTTGATTTTGCTTATCTTCAAACTTAACTTCATACTTACCTATAATTGTAGTAGCAGATATATATTTATTTCCTACTTCATTAGTGTAAATGTGTTTAGCCTCATTAAAATATATTTTACTATTAGATAAACTCATATTAATGTATGTTATGTTATCTAGATTTACTATACTTTAAAATATAATAAATCCATTCTTTAATATTCTATAAAATATATTACCTCTAAGAATACCACTAGTTCCAACTTTACCACTCTTAGTTTTAACTTTATTTGTAAGACTCATTAAATCTTTACTAGAAGTCTTATTCATTGCACTTTCTTCTATTGTTATAACCTTGTTCATATCTATAATGTTAAATTTAATAACTCAACAAATATACTACAAGATATAATACAAGTCAAGCTATTTATAATATATTTTTACATATTTTTATTCTACTCAATTCAAGGTTTATATTACCTTTCTTACGTTTTTTAATTGCTCTATTCCTATTTAAATCTTTGATAGTCATTAATCTAACTTTAATCAAAGCCTCTTCTAGTTTATTCTTAGGTAATGAGTTCCAATTATCATAACCTAATTCTTTAGCTACAATACTTTTATTTATAATTCCAAACTTATTACCAGACTTAATTTTAAGCTTTCCAGTATAAGGTAAATCTATAATCTTATTTAATTCTATACGTTTCTTTAATACTTTTTTAAAAGCTTGCCAAAGTATAGTAAAAGCATTCTCTTGTAAATCATCATCTAAATCTAATAATTGTTCTAGATAGTCTAATTTATCAACTTCTTGATTAGCTCTACCTAGAACTTTATTACATATATCTTTATACGTATTACTATTATATTTATATGCAAGACTTACTTTCATTAGTCTATTACAGCTTTTATCATATGAGACATTACTAATAAAAAGTCTACTAGTTTAACTTTAGGAGTATTCTTATTAAATATCTCTCTATCCTTTTGACTTAATGATTTATGCATTGCTGCTACTTCTCTAAATCCTCTATTGTTTCCAATATTATCTAAGAATCCACCAGCTGTTTCAAATATATTACCTTCAACTAATACTTTATCACCTGGAATTAAATCATCAACACTAGATGCTTCAACACTAAATTCAATCTTAGTTCCAGATAAGTTTCTATCACCTGCTAATTGAAATACAGAAAAACCATCAATCTCTACTTTAAGTAATACATATCCATTTCTAGGAGTTATATTACTAATGTTACTCTTTTTAAACATATTCTTTTATTTAAGTTATTAATGTTTGTTATATAATATTTAATGTTATAATCAACCACTTCGTAATATGGTTTGGCAACTGTTCAATTAACCTTATTAAACTCATTAAAAATTATTACAATACAAATATACACAATAATTTAACATACATATAATATAATGATATTTTAATTGTATTTAAAAATTGTTAATAACTTTATCTTTAAATAGTGGATTATGTCAAATAAAACCCTTAGCTTTGAGCATTAATTCAAATATTAATTTAAAAGTAATACATCCAAGCCAACCTTTTAATAAATAAAACAATTAATTATTAAAACTATCCCTGATAAGGAATAACTATGGTGTTTAGGTACACCCACGGTAAGCCACCTTACCCCGACCACCACCCCTTAAATTTCTAACTTATAGAATACTTATTAATAAAGGTAATTTGATACTTCATGAAGGTAATTATAAGGTAATTATAAGGCAAGGAGGAGATGTGGATTAATTATTATTTTTTTTAATTTGTGAGATTTAAGGTTTTAGACTACTTGTTGAACTACTACTCTCACTACTTAATAGGCTATCTTAATCTAAGGGTTGAGGTAGTCATTTGGGTTATATAAGGTA